CCGTAAGGTTCCGTCGCAGCCGGCCTCGCCAGCCGGCCGCATGGCCCCCCCCAGATGCCTTGGGGACGAAGTCGCAAGAGACGCAAATCTTGCTTCTAAGTCCCCTCTGATCTTCTGGGGGGGGCCACCCACCGAGGCAGAGGGGGGGGGTCAACAACCCCCCCCCCCTGAGGGAGCCCAACCCGCTCCCTCGGCTAAACTCGTTAGCATTCCTTCTAATAAGTCCAAAGTTTCGCTTCACTTGAATACAAGAGAAGCAGACTCTAAGCCTATTAGCGTGGAAGGCACGACGAGCACGCCGAGGAAATCGGTTTGGGCTCCCCAAGATTCTCGCCCAGCCAGTGACAGCGTCATTGACATGGAAGAATTCCCCCCTCTATCCGGGCCCAACCCCCCTAAGGAAGCTCCTCCGATCGAGATCTTAACTGATTTCTCGCAGGAGCCCTTGGGGTCCGGTCGTAAAGCTAAGGTCCCTCGACGACGCCGCAACAAAGTTGCCGCGAAGCGTCAGGCTCGCCTTAACCACGACCGGTTGGCCTTTCTAGAGGAAGTTCTTCTCGCCAATTTGCACGTCACTGGATCCAAAGCGGGCGGAGAGTCGCTCCCGTCAAGGCTTCATGCGACCGCGATGCGGACTGCTAAGTCTCGTGGCGTTGAAGAAGGGCTCAAATGGGCGAAGAGGGAGTCTGCAAAGGCGCGTAGTTCCTGGATCGAAAGGTCCGGGACCAACACGTCTGCGCAGGCTTCCTTCATCGCTCGAGCTCTTCCAAACGGTACCGATGAGACCCCTGCAGAAAACATGCGGAAGCACAGGGAAGCTTTGACAAGCGAGTTCCATACGGACGGAGAAATCCTCCGGAGGATTCGTCAGTGGGCTTGTAAGTGGTCCAAGAGATACTTGGGTGACCCTAGGAAAGCTTCGTCTCCGGGAATACCCACCTTGTCTTCTTGCGCTGAGCGCGCTAAGAAGCCTGGTGGGCTCCGCGGTTACGTTACCTTCTTGGGGATGCACCCGAGTGCTCTTGAGCTCTACGAGTCCGTTCGTGACTTACCTCCTCAGGACGTCGCAACTCTGGTCCAAGACGCTTCTCTTCTTTGTCATGGATTTGACCTTTTGAATGCGGATAATATTCCGCCTCATAGGGTGATCCCTGTTAAGGAGAGAGGCCTCAAGGTCCGGATCGTGACATCTCCGTCCGCCGGTTACTCGCTGCTTGGACACGTCGTGCGCAAGCGCCTCTTGGGAGGGTTGCGCCGCGACCCCGCGTCTCAATCAACCCTGATTGGTATCAAGGATGAGGAGGTCTTCGAGCATTTTGTCGGGTCGTCGGGTGACAGTGTCACCTCGACCGACCTTAAATCTGCTACGGACCTCCTTCCTCTTGACCTAATCTCTGCGTTGATTGACGGCCTAATGGATGGTGGAAAGGTCCCTCTCTGGGAGATCGAAGTTCTGCGCCGCCTCTCGGGGCCGCAGTACCTGATCTACCCAGGAGATTCCAATCCTGTGCTTACTTCGCGTGGTATCCTTATGGGCCTCCCAACCTCTTGGGCGTTGTTATCGCTTGTCC